CCTAAGTATGCATGCCAATTAGCAACTGTTATATCTACCCAATTTTCATGCCAAATAAAAGGACATGATAATTCGCCACCTTGCGATGTTGTAGGATCTAACATAATATGCGGTTTTTGCGAAAGTTGAATTAAATCTTGTTCGTAAAAAGCCCTATTCTTTGTGATACCATCATTCAAAGAAAATGGGTTATAAGCACATATTATTCTGCCATAATAGAAGGGGTTGCCATTAATGACAAACTTGACCTTGAGATTACACCGAAGATTCCTAAAATTGCGAATTTTATCTCTCACAGCGGACTGACTAAAAAAGTCGTCCCACGGATTGAAAGACTCAAACAATGTAGAACTAGGAGTCCATTGATATGATCTCGTTTTGATTGGTCTAGATAAGAATTGAGCTAAATTAGCATCAGAAAAACCAGCTAATTTATATGTCATATCTCTGTCATTATCAACCTCATAGCACCATGCTTCGTCTCCGTCAGCAAAGTGCACATTTTGGTGTGCGGACATGTGATCTAATTTGTTTATAGTGTACCCAGGTCCGTCCGCACTAGACCCTTCTCCACTGTCATTATATGTATTATTATCAGTGAGCTATTTAATTAATACCTCGAAGTGGACTGCTCAGTACACTAGGGGCAGCAACATTTTGTTGGCTGGCGGGGCCCCCGTAAATACGGGTATCCTTAGGGAAGGATGCCTACGTATGCAAAGCTGTCCAACATTGGATTAAAAATGTGCAAAACCCAATTGTTGCAGTAATCAAATACATACGGCTATTTTAAACTTATACCACGAATAGCTCCGGGGTCTGATGAGTTTAAATGTCATCCAAGGACAGGAATATGTTTACGTTTGATCAACATATTCGGGAGTATCTTCTTCAGTAGTAGTGAAAGCAGTTTTATCTTTGTCAATATATTTCATACGAAAATTGTGTAAACCGTCGTCATAGGTTACACCTAACATTGAACAAAGATGTGAAATATCATGCTTTTCAGCTACTTCTTGCATTTGGGAGCGGCGTAATTCATAGAGTTCACGTCCATGCTGCCACCACTCACGTAATGCACCATCAATGTTAGAGATACTCTGGTCCGTGGTAGATACTACCTTAGATTTCAGAACACTATGTAATGACTTAAAAATAGAAGCCTCATCTAAAGCTCCATGAAACATTTTAGTTTCAGGATTATAGATATTATGACGCTTTAGAAAATCAGCATCTTTATCAGACATATACTCAGTAGGTTCTGACTCTTTGTCGGGCATAGTAAAAAC